GATATCATGAACAGACCAATGTTCCAGACTCCTCAACAGCGCCAAGGTATGGGAATCATGGCAGGCGTTGCTCCTGTGCGTGGGTACAAGGATGGTGATCTCGCTGATAAAGAAGACGGCACAGAAGAAGAGGGTGAAGGTTTATTTAATGAAGCCCTAGCAAAAGCATCGGAGATGGGTGAAGACGCTGTAAACTACCTTTTAGAAAACCCTGTTGAAGCCGCGCTTATGTTTATTCCAGGCTTGGGAATGGGGGCTGGTTTGGTTAGGTTTGGCCCTAAGATTATTAGTGGGCTGAGGAGAGCTGCGTCTAAAACTAAAGCGCCTAAGAAAGCGGCTGGCAAAAAACAAAAAGCCCCACCTAAATCTCCATCAGCTCCTGCTAGTTCAAAGAAAGCGCCTGATACAGGTGCGCCTACCAAGAAGTCTGTAACACGCCAAGTTTTAAGTGGAGCGCGTCAAGGTCTTAGACCAAGAGTAGCAATACCTGGGGCTGTAGCAGCATACGCCGTAAATCAATTAATTGAGTCAGGCGCGCTTGATCAGTATATAAACGATCCAAGGGTTCAGCAGCTAATAGAGGCTGGCACGCCTGTTTATGAAGCCGTTACAACTTTCTTTGGAGATGTAGCTGAAATTATATCGCCAGACACTGGCGAACGTGTTGAACTAACAGAATCTGCTCAAGCTCGCTTGCCTGAAGTAGAGAAAGCCAGAAAAGAAGGTTTTCCAGAACCTCCAACAGACGCCAAAAAAGACGATGGAACAGGCACAGGTGTGCCTGAAGCAACTGGCATCATGAAGTTCTTGTTTGGTAAGGACGGTATCGGCGGTGATCCGGGTGCAGTTGGCAAGACCATGGATTATTTAGCTGACCCCAGAACTCGCTATGCGCTTGCTCGTGCTGCAGAGTCACGCCCCGGTGTTGTAGACAGAAACTTCTTCACCGACTTCACGCTTGGCCAAGCTGAATACGACCAGCTACAAGGCAAGGATGAAACTGCCTTGATGCAGAACTACGAGTTCTTAAAAGCTGCTGGCAAGAGCGATGATGAGATCTTTGATTTGTTGTTGAGTAAAGATACCGAAAGTGATCGACGTAGACAGCTTGAAGAAGACACTCTTACTTTATTTAACACTCTTAAAAAGGATGATGTTTCAAACACAGATCGTAGTGTTTTATACGAAGAAGCCCGGAGAATGGCGCTGAGGAATCAAGGTTTAATTCCTCCAGCTGAGCCACAAGATGCTGAAGTAGTTACTGTCGATCTTGAATAATGATCAAAGTCAACCTGCCTGATGGGCGAGCTATCAACGTAAAAACAGATAACGTTGATTTAGCTAAAGCCAGAGCTAGAAAGTATTTACAAGAGAACCCACTTGTAGAACGTGGTGCTCAGTTGGGCGAAGAAGATGTGTCAGCAATTGGCGACATTGGTCGAGGTGCTGCAGCTGGATTGGTTAGTTTTGTAGAAGGTGTAGCGACTCTACCATCAGAGCTTTCTGGAGATGAACAAAGCGCACAAGAACTTAGAAACTTTTTTGCAAAGTACAAACCAGAAACGTCTACAGAAATCGGTGAAGCGGCTCGCTTCATAGCTCAGTTCGCCGTCCCTGGCGGTATCGCTGCAAAAGCAGCAAAAGGTTTGGGATCGATAGGTAAAGTCGGCGCGTTTGGTGCCGCTGATATTGCAGCCACTACTCCTGATGTAGAAACCCTAGGCGATTTATTTGAAGGTGGCCCTACTCAAAGGATTGATACAGCTGATTTAGCTGGCGCTGAACTTGCTGCTGCGAACCTGTCAAACAGACTGAAAGTTGGTGCGGAGGGGGCGGCATTGATTCTCGGTGTACCAGCGGTAGCGAAGCTAGGTCTTCAAGCAGTGGGTGCAACTGCTGGCGCAATTGGTAGAACTGACTTTGTAAGAGATGCGGCAAGAGCGATCAAAGATCCCAACACACCGTTTCACGACGTTGGTGTAAAGCCAGATCTGTCTGATCCAGGTTTTGTGCGCGGCAACATAGAACGCTTTAAGAAAAACTTCACTAAGTACGCGAAGTTTCAAGGCGGTATGCCTGACAGATTCACCAAACAATACGATGCTTTGCGCGTTCACGAGATAGCGGCTCACAGTTCTGCAGCACGACAAGCAGTCGAAAAGATAGACAACGCTCTTACTTTTGTTAATAAAAACGAAGGCATATTTAACAACCAAGACAAGAGCAGGATTCTTAACACATTAAATGATTTCTTGTTTGCCGAAGAATCTATGGCAAGACCAGGGGCTACTCGTGAAACCATACAAAACAATGCGGCTAGAGAACTAAAAGAAATCGATGACATCATCAGCAAGAACTTATCAAAGAGCTTGTTTACTAATCGCAAAGATTTAAGTTTGTTTAGAGGAGCAGAAGATCTGCGAGGCCAGATAGATGGGCTGAGTGATTCAGTGCGCGACATATTGCGTGATCCAATACTCAACCCAGAGATGCAAAAAGATCTTATTAAGACCATAGGTGATAACAAGACTTTCTATGGCATGCGTTTGTACCGCGCACTTAACGACACAAGCTACAAGCCTACGGCTGAACAAGCTGACAAAGCCATTAAAGAACTCGTAAATTCAAGCCGAGGTTTGGATGAAGCAAATAAATTAAACGAAGCTGAAGCAAGGTCTGTATTAAACGGCATGCTTCAAAGCGACTTTAGCAACGCCAAAATGGCTCCCAAAGATATTATTGAAACGCCTACTCTGACAGGTGTTTCTCAAGGAATGCTTAGAGGTCGGCGTCTAGACAACCTTCCTGCAGTCAGAGACTTCCTTGGCGAATACACAGGCGCTAAAGATGTGATGATGCGCAACAGGCCACAATTTATTAGGGCGCGTGATGTAGGCGAACAAGAGATTGGGCTGCGCACCAAGATGGTAGAAACTGTTGATATCATGTCTAAGCAGATCGCCAAAGCTAGATACTACAAGAACTTGGTTGATTACAACGAAAAGCTTGGAGAGCTTGGGCAAAATAAATTTTTGTTCGATGAGATCCCGCCAAACGCTCCGCTGGGAGAGTACTCAAGAATAGGTGCCGAATCATCCAACCCGCTGTCAGAAATCAGCGAAAACGCAAAGCGTAGGTTTGGCCCACTTGCTGGCAAGTATGTGCGCAATGATTACAAAGAAGCCCTTGAGAATGGTTCAGAAATTTTTGATCTATCAAAGGGAAGTCTTCCGCTGTATTCAACCTTTCTAGGGCTGAAGGGCTTGTCTCAAATCGCCAAGACGGTATACAGCCCAATCACACAAATAAGAAACGCAACGACTGCAGGCTTCTTTGCTTTAGCGAATGGCAACATAGGCAACTCAAAGTCTTTAGCCAACTCTTTCTCAACAGTGTTCAGCAACCTAAACCAAAGGCTCACTGCGCCCGGTAAGTCTGGAGCTACGCTGGCTGACAGGCAGAAGTATTACAACGAGCTTATAGATTTGGGCGTGATCAATACCAACGCTAAAATTGGTGAGTTTGAGTCTTTGTTAAATGATGCCGTTGAAACAACACAGTACATGCCTGGTCTAGCTAGGAAGGCTTTTAAAAAAGCTCAAGGACTGCAGAACGGTTTCTCAGCCAAGCTATATCAAGCATCTGATGATGTATGGAAAACATACAGCTTTGAAATGGAGTTGGGCCGACTGCAAAAAGCTTTTTCTAAAGATGCCAACACTGTCATTAATGTTTCTGATCCTAGAAACTTTACCGAGTTTGGTTCTGTCGTTAGAAAAGCAGATTTGACGGATGATCAGTTTGAAACCTTGTTGAAGCGTGAAGCTGCTGAGATCGTAAAAGACACAGTGCCTAACTATGCTCGAGTGCCAGAGTACATCAAGCGACTAAGGCAAATGCCATTTGGTAACTTTGTTGCGTTCCCTGCAGAAATGATTAGAACAGGCGGCAACATCCTTGGCCGCAGTATCAAAGAGCTTGCAAGCGATTCACCTGAGATCAGAGCGATTGGCATGAAGCGATTGCTGGGATTCACCTCAGTGAACGTAGCCATACCTCAGTCGCTGGCGATTGCAGGCACACAACTGACTGGTGCAAACGAAGAGCAGGTGCAGGCTTACAAGCGATCAATGGCTGCTGATTGGGATCGTAACTCTACGTTGATACCGATAGCCACAGACAAAGATGGCAATATCACTGATCTTTACAACTTCTCGTACACCAACCCTTACGATTATCTGAAGCGCCCATTCAGTGCCGTGTACAACGCTGTAAACAATGGCATTACAAAAGAAGAAGAGCTAAGCACTATAGCGTTTAACGCAATGTATGACAGTGGTGCTGAATTCTTTTCACCATTCATGAGCGAATCAATCGTCACTGAAAAAGTTGCCGATATGGCGAGAAACAAAACAAGCTTTGGAAGACCAATTTGGAGAGAAAGAGACCCCCTTGGTTCTAAGTTTGCAAAAGGCTTTGCTCACTTTATGGACGGTATCATGCCAGGCATATCGCCAATAGATTTTGAAGCTGACGTTGATTCCCCTGTGCTTGGATTAAATGTTCGACTTAGAGATTTTCCAAGAGCCGTGGCTTCAGTTCTTCCCACAGACGCTAGACGCGCTGTGACTAAACAAGGTTATCGCGTTGATGCAGCGCAAGAGTTTACAGAAGCCTTAACAGGCGTTAAAAGTTTGAAGCCAAGGATCGACAGAGTTCTTTATTACAGGGCACTTGAGGCTGGGCGAAGCGTAAGAGATGCAAGTGGAATTTTTACATCTCTTGCAAAGCAAAGAGGGTCTGTAGATGCCGAGAAGCTAACAAAGGCTTACATCACTGCCAACGAACAAAGGTTCAAAGCATTGCGTGATCTCAACATGGCCATCGAAGATGCGAAAACTCTTGGGATTTCCACTGCCGATATAGTGAAACCATTAAGGGATGCAAAAACACCTAACTTAAATTTTGTTATGGCAGGTAGATTTAAAGCATTCTTCCCAAGCGCCGAGACCTTATCGATTGCTATGCGAGGCAATGAAGACAAGCTTGCGAACCCAATAGACCTCGGCGCGCTAGGAGAAGCTTTCGGTGAATTCCAAGGCAGTCAATTCAGACCACAAGCTGCAGCCGACGCACAGGCCGCACAAGCGCCTGTTGCTCCACCCCCTACACAACCAAAGCCTGCGCCTTCAATCGCGCCTACACAGCCTAGCACGCCGCCTATGTCGTTATTTGATCGTGGCGTTGATGCGTTAAGACAGATAGAGTTGAACAAACTCCTAGGCATCGATTAGTTTGATTCCAAAAAGAAAGCGGACAAAGTCCAAATACTTTGCAAAGAAGACTGAATACGATGGCATCGTGTTCGATTCCAAGCTTGAAGCAGCCAGATACAAGATACTCAAGCAACTAGAGAAGGCTGGCGAGCTATCCGATCTTGAGGTTCAGGTGGACTTCCCCTGCGTAGTCACCGTCAACGGCGAGGATCAGAAGATCTGCTCGTACATAGCAGACTTCCGATACAAGCGCGATGGTGAGTATGTAGTCGAAGACACCAAGGGCGTGATCACTCAGGTGTTCAGGCTCAAGAAGAAACTGGTCGAAGCCCTCTACCCCGGCACCAAGATACTGGTGGTCAAAGACCCCCGCAGCTGGGACTAGAACGGAACCTTGCGCTCATCCATGTTGTCGATCTGGCTCCCTGGGAACTCAGCCCTGATCACCTCACCATTGATCATCATCTCAGCATTGAACTGCACCTTGGATAGCTCACGCATCTCTGCGCTGCTGTAGTGGTACTCTCCGCTCACTTCTGACGTTGAGTTGTAGAAGTCTATGATGCCCACCCTGTACGCCACAGAGTCCTCTGTGCTGCGTTCTGGCATGTGATCTGCGTTCACCAACTCAGGTATCCACAGGTGATCTTTGCAGCCAAGCTTCTGCTCTTCAAAGGGTATGGCCCGATTACTGCGTGAACAGTACCAAGTCGCACCATTGCTATTGGTGAGTGGCTTGATGTTCTTGCAATTCCTGCAGTTGACCGACTCAGGCAAGCGCCGTCCGTAGTAGATGTCTTTGTACAGATCAGGCTCACTCTTCATGCGCCAATCTTTCTCTGAACGTCGGGTGTCTTTTGACGGCGCGTCACTACAAATAATGCGCTCAGCTTTCTCTTGTGCTCGTTCCCACACAGACTCGTTGTAATCAATCACTTCTGAATAGATTTCGCTGTTGTTTTTATTCACAACCACGACCATGCATTTGGTCAGACCAAGCGCGCCCATGTAGGCGTGGATCTGCCAGCGATAGGTTTCGCTCCAGCCTTCGTAGCTTTGTAGCTTCACGAGCTCCTTGAAGCGCTTGTCGTTTGCGCTCTTCACCTCGAGCAGCAGCACCACGTTTTCTTCAGGAGGTGGCAACACACCTTTGAGCAGCCCGTCACAAGACCCGGCGAAGTGCCCACCAAAGAACGATGCGCGGAACTGATTGCCATCTTTGTCGTGCGAAGCAATCGAAATGACACCACTGTCACGAATGTTATCCACAACCTGATCTTCAATGCGGTT